CAAAGTACCATCACGGCGAGATAAAAAAGCTGTTGGCGTTATCGAGTCCCAAGTGGTTGCTCTTGCCGCACCATCAGGCAAGTAAGCCTTAGTGTCAAAACAAAATACACCACCTATGGATGGTGTAGTCAACAAGTAAAATGCTTCACGCTCTGAATAAACAGACTTGATGTTTGCTAATGTCTCACCAGCAATTACAGACGTTAAATCATTACGAATATTCTTAGACAAGTCTCTCTCTGGAGCAGACTTCTCTTGAATAGTTCTCATCAAAGAACGAACACCAGAGTTAGACAAGAACAGCACATCAGTGCTAGTAGTCTGAATGCTGTCTCTTGCAATGCAACCAATACCTTCAACAGTGTCACTTAGTGTCATGGTTGATGGAGAAGTAGCGCCAGCGTAAACAAGAATCTGACGTTTACCAAAGATAAACAAGAATCCATTGTGAGCCGCTAAACCAGTAATCTGGTCAGCACCATTAGGCCAAACATTGTTTACATTCAAGCTACCAGCACTGCCTGTAGACCATACATGACCTGAAATCAAGTCGCTGAAGTAAACAGTTGCATTGTTTGTGGTTGTATCTGCTGCCCACAATCTTCCATATGCAGAAATACAGATATTGGCATCAGGAACAGTAGCTGCATAACCAGTCTTCTCGCTAACCCTACGATATGTCGTAGTGCTAACAGCGGGGTCATAGATCAAGGGATTGTGACCAGACTGAAAGAAGTAAGTTATGCCATTCAAAGATGCTGCTTGCCAGTTACTATCAGTAATGGTTGGTGCAGTACCACCACCACCATAAGTCAACTCAACCACAGCATTAGACCCATCAAGTTTAAACAACTTGTTGTTTCCAGCAAACAATACAGTCAAAGTGCCATCAGCTTGGACTAACTCATGGATAACCTTAACGTCATTAGCGCCTAGATTCCCACTAGACGCATTGACCCTTGACCAACCTTTGCGTGAACCCATACGACCATACTGGTCAATAATGCAGTTAGTCGCAACCAAAGCATATCCAGCCGCAAGATCAAGAGGTGAATCTTGCGTATTCAGACCATAAAGTGCTGGTGCTGAAACGCTAAATGTTTGTATTTGTTGGCTCATACCGCAACAAACTCCTGATTTTCGGGATAGCGAGTGCCTTCTAAAGCAATGTAATCAGACAACATGGCTTTATATAACTGATATGCCTCAGATGAAGTCAAACCACCATCTTCACCACGCTCTACCAATGCACGGGCATAGGCATTCTGAGCCACCAAAGTGTCAGCAACAGCCACAACAGTTGAGTCTGATGTCAAGGTAGCCTGTGGCACTGTCAAGGCAAATTTGATTGTGTACACGCCATCAGGTATTGGATATAGATTTACCTTGGTGTCGTAACTACCATCAACTCCATCAAAAGCAAATTCTGTAGGTATTGAGTTGACAAGTGGAGTAAAGTTTAGTTTGCGGTTCATGTCCACAAAAGTGATGTTTATAAGTCCAACATTACTTGTGGTATTGATGACATCCATCACTTGAAACTTCTGACCTGCACCTGTCAAAGAATAAGTTGGTGTGGATGCTGACGTAGTAACTGTAATGGTTTGACCCAAAACATTCCAAGCAAAAGCATCTTCAATCTGACGCTTTGCATCATTTACAAACTTGCCAATTAGGGCAGAATAAGAGGTTTCGGAAACAGTAGAAACTGTTGTCTCACGCAACCTTACTAATACATCGTTTACAAGTTCTAAATAAGTCATCTGCTTCCAGCCTTTGCTTTGTTCCTTGCGGATATAGCTTTAGCTTTTGCCTTTGCGTCTTCCTTGGAGTTTGCACCCCAAGCCTTCAGCGAAAGAAGCAGTCTTGTTGGTTCACCTTTCTTGTCGTATTCTGCGCCGCTATTACCAGCCATACGAGCCAAGAAACTTGCCCTGCGAGGGTTATCCCCCGACTTTACTGGAGGTTTCAGATTACCACCAGTTTCCGCATTATAAGACGCTCTGCCCTTGGCATTCAAGCCGCCTTTTGGATTTTGACCAGCTTTTGTTTGCCAAGTGGGTGTTTTCATCTACTTCACCTTTTTAGGCTTCTTTGCAGTCTTTGCCGCTTGTTTAAAGTCAGCCGCTGTAGGTGCATTCTTAGAACCCACCTTGTTCATCTTCTCACCAGACCCTGCTTTGATACGAGCCTGTTTTGCATTAATATTGGCATAAAGTCCAGCTTTCATTTCATCTTCCTCTTTGGTTTAGACATACCAGCCTCAGATAAAGCAATGGCAACTGCCTGTTTTTGATTCTTTACAACTTTTCCCATTTTTGAGCCAGAGTGCAATTCACCCTTGCCATATTCAGTCATAACCTTGCTAATCTTCTTTTGGGCTTTAGTTTTCATATCAACTCGGTTACAGAAAATGTTGATGCCGCTACAGTAGCATCCTTAATAACAGCAATCTTATCGCCAGCATTTACCCTAATAATCTCAGAAAAGTTATTAGGCATCATGGGTGAAGTTGTTAGGCTTGCTGTTGGATTTGTCCCAATTTGAAAATGGCAATGTCCTAAAGAGCAAGATACACGAACCATTGTGGTAGATGCTCCAAAAGCCGTGGATTGAACGCTAGAGTTGCTTACAGTAAATACTTGGGTTACACCCAAACTTGGAACACCAAGCGCCACTTGATTGGGGTCTAGTTGAAATGTAGACATTACTTGCCTCGACTAGACTTCTTCATCATGTTGGTAGCAGTCCTGCCACCCTTCATAGGCATAGGCATCTTTGGTTTACCAACCGCAACCATAATGGTCACGGGAACGCCCTTTTTCTTGCCCTTGCTTGCAGTTTCTTTAGCCTTACCGCCCATCATTTTGTCGTACATGGTGTTCTCCTTATTTCCACAGTCTGTCAGCAACAAAGGTAATCACACCGCCCATGAATGAAGCGATTGTCATACCCATCCAAAAACCACCTTTGCCCTTGTTGGCAAGTTCAAGTAATGACTTTACATCGTTACTCAATTGAGTTACTTGATTATGTAGAGTCTCTACTTGAGCCTCTAACCTACCAAAATCTCTTGCGTCAACTTCAGACATTTGCAACCTTTCGGGGTCTTCCCATACGCTTAATTGTGGGTATGACAGGCGCACGAAATGCGGTATCTGTTCTAGTTTCTGATTCTATGGTTACTTCTGGCTCATCTACCCTTACATACCCCTGATGACCCCTCATAGAGTCAATGTCGTGCTGATATGTAAAACTTACAGTGTTACCTGTTTGAAGACAACGAAAAGTAGCCATAAAACCCTTAAATGAGAAAGGGGGGAACTAGTCCCCCCAATCATTACACCACTCTACCAATAACTAAGGTAACAGTAGTACTTGCTAAATTAACAGATGCACCAGTTGTATTAGTTGTTGCTATGGTTACTGTGTTAGCGGCAGAAACGTAAGCACGGCGAACTAACCCCGCCTCACTTACACCAGCCGACATACCAATAACCATATCTCCTAAAGCCACACCCGCCACTGTTACAGTGTCAGTTGCTGCTGCTTGATCTGCTACTGCGGCAGAATCTAACGTACAAGTAACTTCCCATGTATCGCTAAAAATTCCACGAAATTGATCGTTACCCCTACGGGAAACGACTGCTGTTGCTGCTGCCATTTTGATTTCTCCTAATTAGGTTAAAAAAGTCCCCCCACCACTAAGGCAGGGGGCGCAACTGCAATTAGGCAGGAACAATAAGAGCGAACATTGATGCAGACTTAGCCGCACCAGTGCTTGCTGCTGAACGCAGAATCTGCACTCCATACAGCGTGTCGGCTGTGTACAGGGTTGCAAGGTAGGGCTGTTGGTACTGAACTTGTGAGCGAATAGCCATTTGTTCAACCAAAACCAATGAGTCTTTGTGACCCATCAAGCAAACTCGTGCAGCATTACTACCACTTGTTGTATCGCAATTGCTTGAGACAAACACAGGGATGCCGTACAAGTTACCGATTTCACCAGTGCGGATAGTACTGTTTGTACCACCAACAAAGGCTTGTTCAGTGTAACGAGCCAGACCCATCAAAGTGTTGCGGCTTGAGGGAGGAATCAGAAAGAAACGCTGATCCATTGGGGTATCAGTGTCATCAAGACGCTGAATAGTGCGGCGAATGGCGGCATCGGTCAATGCTGACTCATTGTTGCTTGCGGCAACATAAGCAGTTGTACCATCACCACCAATGAACGCACCAGTTGCGTAAGCATTAGTACCAGCACCGCCATTGGTAGAACGACCCAACTGAACCAAGTCAGTATCGACTTGTTTAGCCAAAGCGTAACCAGCGTCAGAAGTGTAGAAGTTACGCAAGCTGTTCAAGGCTTGGGCTTCGACAATATCTTCAATCAAACGGCTGTATTCGTAATGCTTGTTGATAGAAACT